GATGGTGGTGGTTATGGCTATGGTAATGGTGATAGTTATGGCAACGGTGATGGCTATGGTAATGGTTGTAGCAACGGCGGCAGCAAATACAAATGTTGGGGCATAGGTAATAGCCACTTCAAACTTGAACATCCTAATTACAAGGTAGATGATATTTTGTGTCGCTTTCTACATATTCACGGTGATTATGCTAAAGTCTTAATGCTTGATATGTATAATTCTGAACTCTGCAAGATTGCCTATATTGCTAAAGAAGAAGGTGCTTTTGCGCACGGTGAAACATTGAAAGAAGCTCGTGAATCTTTGTTGTATAAACTCTCTGACAGAGATACAAGCCCTTACAAGGATTGGAAACTATCAGATGTTAAGACTAAAAAGGAGCTTATAAAGGCGTATAGAGCAATCACTGGAGCTTGTGAGTTTGGAACTCGTCATTTTTGCGAAAGCGTAAGACTACCAAACAAAACAACTGTTGCCAAAGCTATAGAGCTTACGAAGGGACAGTATGGTAATGAAACTTTTAGAAACTTTTTTGAGGAGGATTAAAAATGGCGACAATTACAGAACTTAAGGAACACCTAGAAAAAGGTGGAAAGATTCGGAGACCTTGTTGGGGTAAAGGAACTTATATTTATCTTGATGGTGATGATACACTTACAAGCCAATGTGAGATTTATTACTGTAATAAGCAACTACTACTTGATGACTGGGAAGTCTATGAAGAACCTAAAAAGAAGAAGTTTGAGATAACTCATACAGGACTTTACAAGACTAGGGACGGTAGAATGGCGTTTGTAAGTTTTATAAGCAACTTTGATTTTGGTATTTTTGGAGTTATTGATGGAAAATATCTCGGCAGTCGTTGGACTAAAAGTGGAAAAATTTGGAACGGTGAAAAGAACCCTGAAGATATTGTAGCAGAATGGAAGGAGGATTAGAAATGAAAGTAATCTTATTAGCAATTATTGGAATAATGGTAGCTACCTATGCAGACGCAAGCGTCTATGTCCACGGCTATCAAAGAAGCAACGGAACTTATGTTCAGCCGCACTGGAGAAGTAATCCTGATAGTGTTAAGTGGAACAATTACAGACAATGAAAATTACTAAAAAATTACTGGAGAGCCTTAATCTTGGGTTCAAGTTTCCTGCCCAAAAGACAAAGTGGTATACAGAACTTGATGACTTTGATTGCGTTGAAATTGAGGTTTTTAGCCAGCGGCAGTATAAGACCTTGAAGCAGAACAATCTATTTCATAGTTTACTTAACATCTTTTGGGAAAGTGGGGTATCGTCTTTTTTTTCATACTTTGCGATGCGGCTTTTTTATAAAAGATTTGCAGGGCTAGTAAAGTATAAGTATGAAAACGATTTGAAAGAAAGCACAAAGACGATACTGTGGGATTTCGTAAAGGCTACACGGTTTGAACAAGGAGAAAAGGAAAAGGTTATTGAGCTTTTGAAGGGACGAGTTTTGGAGGTAGATTCTTGGTCAGATGTTACCAAAGAAAACGCCTTACGAACAATTAACCAGCTCAAGCGTGATATGGACGAATCAGGAGTTTTGGCAACAGACAAGGGCAAAAAATACGAGGAAGTTTTGAAAAAAATAGGAGATTGGTATGAAGAATAAAGCTATGGAGAAGTTGCTGGACGGGCTGGTTCAAAGATACGCTTATCTATCAAGAAACGGTATAAACGGGTATTCTCGGCAGAATGTCGGGCATCATATTGTTTCAAGGCGGGTTATGTTATTGCGGCACGATATGGCTAACATATTCCCTTGTGATAATATGCAACACGCCCTAATCCACGCAGGAAAGATAGACCCTTACGATTATCTGTCTGCTGAACGCAAGGAATACCTACAAGAAATGGAGCATAAAGACTTTAAGCAGTATTTGCTGGAAAAGGGGATTACAAAAGAGGACTTCTTTAATATACAGCTAAACAAGTTGAATCAGGCTATTTACGAATTAGAAAACAGATGAAAGGAAAAATAGATGAGAAGTTTTGAAGAATTGATAAAGATTGCCGGAGAAAACAAAATATCACTCTTTAAGCTAGGAAAAGCGGCTTTTGGTGAAGCTAATGCAAGAATGATATACTCCCGCACTAATCCTACCGTAGCCACGATAAAAAAGGTAGAAACGGCACTTTTTAGATTATTGCAAAAAAATGAAAAAAAGTAGTTGACAATTATAGTTATAATCCGTAAAGTTAAGATACCGAAACAAAGGAGGTTGAAATGAAACTAGCGATAAGTTTAATTATAATTGGGTTATTAGGGATAACGCTTGTCTATTTATCAAGTTTGGACAAGAAGTTATATTCAGAGTGCCTGCAACACCATTCGGAGCAGGTTTGTATTAACTACATCAGATGAGGTTGGTAATGAGGAAGCTATTAGCAAAGATTTTTGATGTTGAGGCTTTTAGAGAAGGATTCACTTTAATTGTGACGCTATGGACTTGCTTATGTATTGCTATATTTATGCTTTTTTTGACAGGAATGGCAATATACGAGGTTTTGGCAGTTTTGGGTTTAATTGAGATTGGAGGTTAAGATGAAAGTGACATTACCGTTTAACTTTGGGAATGAGCTTCGCAAACGCAGGGTTGCGGCAGGAATGACGATAACTCGCTTTTGCGATGCTTACGGATTTAAGAGGACGACAATTAACGACCTAGAACTTGGACATTATAAATCTGTTGAATTGCAGTTATTGCGCCAGCTCCAGCAGGTGTTCAAGGATTTGCCTATAAGCAATAAGGGCTACGGTCTTTTTGAGACAGAGAAGCGTAGCTTTTGGTGGAAGGTTAAACAGTGCTTTAAGTGGTGGAAGAAATGCTAGACTTGAAAACTTGGCAGAAATGGTTTGAACGCAAAGGGTATAATTCCAAGCTGGCGGAGGACGGTAGCGAAATGATTATCACCTTACCTACTTGTTCTGTATCATTGCAGGCTGATGGGCTGGTTTGTATTAACGGGTTCATTGAGGTTGGGACAAAGACGGGGCTATGGCAGTTAATCAACACGCTAGGGATAGTGAAGTAAGAGGAATTATGCAGGATATGTTTAACATAAATACCGTAGAAACTAATGGCGAGGGTGCGCCTGCACGCCCTCTCCGAACAAAAGGAGAAAAAATGGAAAAAAAAGTTTATATGTCTGAGAAAGGCTATATAGTTTTTATACAAGACTTGGACTACGGTGAGGTTATTAAAAGGCTTAAAAAGGGAGAGTTTATGCATAATGAAAAAGGTGATACAATCTTTATGGTTAATGGTGTTATCTGTAAAGAATGTGACACAGACTTTATTATCGGTGCAAGCTTTTCAATCTGGGACAGCTATTACTTTGAAGGTGTAGACCCTTCTGAAGATGTTTCAGATACAGAAAATGTTGCAAATAATGTTACAGATTGTTAATTGAAACATTAGAGGGGCAAGAGAATGCTGTATAAAGCCTTAAAAATAATCTTTGGTTCTATGATACTGTTTGCATTTCTGCTGGCGTTAGGAGGTGTTATACCAGATTATAGAGACGCTGGAGATATTCCGAACTGTAAAGACCCTAATGTAACCTGTGCAGATTGGATTAAGGATTTGAAAGACAGAGGAATTGCTAAATGAAAGAGCCGAAAAGAGACCCTAATTGGGATATATCAGAAGCAAAGTTTCTAAAAAGTGGTAATGCTATTAAGCGTTATGCTCTAAAGAGATACTGGCGTTCTTTGCGAGCGTGGTATAAGTTTCAAATCAATAGGTTTAAGAAAGGATTTATAGACGATGTATAAGCCAAAAGAATACGAGCATTACTGGTTCATAACAAGCAAAGGCGAGATATGTTCCAAAGCATATTGCGGTAATCCCAGCGACCAAGCCCGAAAGAAGTTAGGCAACACTTTTAAGACGGAGCAAGATGCTGTAAAGTTTTTGAAGTATATACGACAGCTGTTTAAAGAAAGACAGTGAAGAAGGAAGGGGAAGAAATGAGAAAAATACCCGATATGAAAATATCCCCGTTAGACGACAGAATGATTATCTATTCCATTTTAGCTTGGCACAAAAAGACCTTCCCTAATATATCGCCCCTTGACCAAGTGAAGAAGTTAGAGGAAGAAAAGCAAGAGTTCTTTGCCAGCAATTATTCAATTCAAGAGTATGTTGATGTGCTTATTGTGGCAATTGTCCTAAAATACAGATTTGACATAGAAACAGGGCTTGCTTTTGCTGGGAAATACTGGGATAATTTTAATAAAGATAATATCATCAGAGAATTAAAGCATAAGGTTTGGGTTAATACCCATAGAAAGTGGAACACTAAAACCAACAGGCACGAGGGCGAAGATGATAACACGGCAAGAACTCAACTCACTTGACATTAAAGGGTTAACTTTATCGCAAGCAAAGGGGTTAATTTCCCAAATGCGAGACGATATTTTGGAGCTTTTCAGGGAGCGCCATTATTCAATGAGAACCGCAAATAAGTTTTCGGACCAGTATTGCATAGCCGCTAATTTTATTTGCCGGCAAAGGGATAAAATAGATGAAGAAACCTTTACAATTAAAGATTTTTTGCTAGAATCAGATGAGGTCTTACGGGACCTCTATATAAGAGGTTTAGAGGATACAACATTCATTAAACGCTCTGGAACAATTAGGCATTTAGGTAGGAGAAAGATATGAGAAAGTATGATGTAGTAGCAGTAACGGGACGCAAAAACGACAAGCCAATATATAAGAATGTAGGGTGTATCCTTGAAAAGGAAGGCAAGCACTATCTTTTGCTGGATAAGACATTTAATCCCGCAGGGTTAGCCGAGAAAGACCGTGACAGCGTGATTCTTTCGTTGTTTGCGCCGAAGGCAAAAGGACAAGCCCAAAATATCACAAACGGTTCTGCGCCACATCCAGCTGCTCAAGTAAGTGATGACTTCGGAGATGAAATCCCGTTTTAATTACACTCTTTTTGCCATAATCTATAATATAGCTCTAGGTGCTTTTGAGTGTCTATAGTGTCGTTGCGACTCGGCTTCAATGGCTCATACACCACGCAAAAATCATTTGTCGGCGCCGCACAGCTAATCACGATAATGGAAATCAGAATTATCCAAATCGTTTTTAAGGCGGTTTTTTTCAACGCACAGCGCATTTGTGTCTTGTAAGGCGTCATTCTTTGCTTTTTCCTTCCCTGTTGACCGACCGTAAAGAAAAGCCGCTATAATGACTATAGCGACCAATCCCCCTGTAATTAGGTATAACATATTAGCACCCGCCGAACAAGGCGCAAACTTTATCAACTATCGTGTCAACGGGAACATCAAACCCGCCTACTACATAAGCACCAGCGGCAATTACTACTGCAATTCCAGTAACACACAACTTCTTGTGAGTTTTCCATAAACTTTTAAGTCTATCTAACATTCTTTATCTCCTCTAATTGACTAGTCATTTTTCCCGAAGGAACAATCTAAAATACCATTATCTATCTAATTGTCAAGGCTTTCCAATTCGTAAGCTCAAAATGCGGCATATCTTTTAGCTTCTTGAAAAAAGCCCCGCAGGTAATATCAAAGCCCTTTTCTTTAGCTATCTGTTGTGCCGTAGCAACCAAGCACCACCACCGCCAATCGTTAGCATTATCCCAATCAGGATTGACAGGGACAATATCAATAGCCTTGCTGGGGAAGCAATTATGCGCAGACTCGCCGAATCTAGCCCTGCTCGTCCCGTTATTATATGCGGCTTCTTGTGCTGGCTTGTCCCTATAACCGCAAGTGATTGATATATCAAAAGGTAAACGAGCCAGTAGCTCATTCGCCAGCGTTTGTATTTCGGGACAACAGGCGTTCAATCTTTCCCGACTTGATTTTCCCCAGTAAAATGTCATAGTTTGCTTACTGCCTTTTCTTCGGTAAATAGCTTTCGGTCACGATGTTCCTGCATTTTGCCGATATTATAGTTATCATACGGCCTCAAATAGCCCATGACACCAACATCGACTCCATACTTCACAGAGAGTTCTTTCACTCTCTGGAAGCATAGGAGTCTTTACCTCTCTTTCTTCGTCTTTTAAATCCACTTCTTACCTCACAATACTAACAATAAACCAGTGATAAAGCCGCCTAACAGCTCGCCAAAGTTCGTTGCGCTCCCACACAAACCCTTAAACTTATCACCCAAGAACTTATACCCCTTATCCTGCAAGAACCAACCTAGCATATAGGATAGGGTGACACCCATTCCTGCAAAGCCTGTCACCCAATCAAGAAAAGGGATTAAAGCCAGCGCAGGCAAGGTATATCTTACAAACATAAGAAAAGTATCAAACCAATATCCATACCAAGACGACTCGGGGAATAACTTGCAAGCTATCTTATAGCCCCAAGCCTGCTCGTATCGTTTAAGCATATCTTCATCAGGGTAGCCGTGATGTCCTAGGTCATAAAAAGCCCCGTGTCCCTTACCCCAGTAGAAGCCAATCAAAATGCCAACAGCGCATAATATCTTCCACCATATAATACCTGTAGAAAATAAAGCTACACCAGTTACCAAAGCTAAAACAGTGTATTGAAACCACCTTTTGTTATACCAGTATTTATCGGAAGGCTGGCCGAAGGGATACCAACCGCCATACCAACGCCGCCAAAGAGCTGTAAATATAGATAACACCCTAACCGCCAAAAAGATATTTAATCAATAACGAAAAAGCACCACCAACGATAGCTGATATTGTCGCTATCTTGGTAGTGATTGCCAATTTCCATTCCTTAATTTCTGAAACTGTTTTTTTTATATCATCAACTTCTTGTATAACTCCGGACTTTCCGTTGGCTCCGTATAACGCAAAATTAGCTTTTGCCCAATTAGGGATGTTTTCTTTTAACTCTCGTATGTCATCAGACATTTGTTGCATACGCTCGTCCATCCTAGCCACCGTTTCAAACAACGCTTGTTGAGATGTGCTTTTTGTTGTTTTCGTAGGCATAACAAAACCCTTTAATCCTTAAACCCTATAAATAAACCTTATTACAAACTAAAGGGTTTTGTCAACCCACATTAAGAATGCATCGCCAAAAAGTATCTTTTTGCTTTGCCAGCAGGCGCATCCTTGTCCTTCAAAAAGTCATAAGCCAGCTTGAAATAATAATCATCTGGCTCATCTTTAGAAAAGTAATCAGAATACACCATATTCAAAACATAATACCAATCACAGGGATTAAAGTCATACCCTTTATCCCGCATAACCTTCGTGGTAGTGTCATAATCCCAGTGACCACCTTCTGTGCCGTCCTCGTTTTTCATCTTGGAAACAGCATATTCTGCAGTGTCGCGTGTGAACTTCGGGTTAAGCATTAAATCAATCTTTGTGAGAAGTTTTTCAACTTCTGGAACTTTCTCTTTAATGCTTTCCAAAAAATCACTGGTTAAATCGGTCAACTTCTCCATATCTTCCTTGGTTGCGGTATCAGATAACTTTTCCACAATCTCTTTATATGTATGCATTAGTCACCTTCGCTTTCATCGCCGGTTGTTGATGTAGCGGCAATCGTGGCGGATACATCAGTTGCTCCACACGCAACATTCGTTAATGTAATGTGCGGCGTTGTCCCTACAACAATATATCTACCGTGATAGATTTTTCTCGTCCGCAACCTGTCCGTCATTACAGGATAACCCCATATATCAACAACAGGAACATTGGCACCATTCAAAGTTATTGTATAAGCCACGGGTCCAGCTGTTATCACGCTGTCAGGGTTAATCGTTAATAGCAAACAAAAAGTATCAAAATTACCAATGTTATTAGGGTTTGTAACAGTAAGAAGTCCAGCCGTTGATAACCCAGTTGTTTTGTGCAAATTAGCACAGCAATTACAAGTCATTTTATTTCTCCATATAAATTAAGGGGTGAGCAGTTAACCCACCCCTCTTGGTTTAACCAACAAATCCGCATCCGCCGCAGAACGGGGACGGTCCAGCATTGTAAGTCCACCCATTGGGGTAACGGACAACATTGCTGGTAGCCTGAGCCAATCTCAAAGAATCGACCTCGCTTTGAAGCGCCTCAATCTTATTTTGAGCCAAAGCGTCAAGAATCTTCTGTGTATTAGCCGTGTTAGTAGCGTTGATTAAAGCGGTATTTTGAGCATTCTCAAACTTCACGCCGTCAATCGCACGCAGGGTTTCACAGCAACAAGAGTTCTGATTAGCTAATGATTGAGTTTGTGCAACCTGTAGCGCCGCAATGTCACGAGTAATTTCGTTATAACGGTTATCAACCACACCCAACAAATCGTGGAACGATTGATTTGTAGCCGCAACGGATTGAGCCGTGCCAGCGTTTACAGCACCCAAGATTTCTCTTTGATTGGCCATAGAGTTTTGGTTATCAAAACCACGCTGAACTTCATTAGAAGTTGCCGCACCGCCGGCGCCGCCAAAGCCTCCAAATCCACCCAGAGCGATTAAGAAGAACAGAACGACCAAAAGACCGACTCCGCCCATTCCAAACATTCCATCATTTTCTGCCATTTTCTTTCTCCATTTTTTAAGTTGAACACTCACCTTTTCGGGGAATTATCACCTTTTAAGGGAAAACTACTCAACCTTTCGGCTGATAACTTTCTAATAAGCTGGCAACCGTGTTACGGTCATAACCACAAGATTGAGCATAATTCAAAAGAGTTTCCTTCTGTTGCTCTGGGGTTTTGCCAGACATCATTTGATTAAACTGTTGCATTAAAGGGTGGTTATTTAACTTCCCCGACATCAACATTTGCATTCCCATTTGCACCATTTGCGGCGTTATTTTGAACATTTTGTCCTCCACTTATTTTGTTGCCAAGTTCATTTATTTTTTCTAAAACAATTTCAAGCTCTGACTTTTCTTTCTTGTCGCCGGCTAAACTGTAAGTCTCAACCGAAACAAGTCCGTCATTCGTAAGCTGTTTCACATAGATTTCTTTCTTTTTGCCGTTGAAGCCAAAATACATCACATTCAAGCTCGGGCGTATTCCGTCCAATTCTTGAGGGCTTTCTACTGAAAAAAATTGAGCGCTTTTTTGCATTTGCTGGACAGGCATTATTTGCGGCTGTGCAGTTTGTTGCGGATAATAAGCGGGGTAAATAGGTTGTTGTGGCCACATATTAAAATCCTTTGTTAAAGTTAAACCAAGGAAAGGCAACAGATAACCACCATTTCCTCAGCAGTTAAATATCTGCCGCCTTTCGATTAAACATTAACAGAGAATAAAAATTAAGTATTGGCTATAAAATAGCTAACATTTGGCACATAGATATTTTTTAGATTTTCTGAACATTTCAAGCCCGTCTTTCAAACGGCGCCCAAAAGTCCAGTAGCTAATATGGATTTTATATTTTTCTTCTAAATAATCGCAACCCTCAAATCCCTCTTTGCCGTTTATCATAGCAATCAGACATTCCTTTTGAGGGCTTGGTATCTTAAACTTTTCTACAAGCTCAATTGCCTCTATCGGGGCAAGGCTCTTTAAGAATACTTTAGTTGCCCGATTATCTATATTCATTAAGATTTTACCTTAATACGACGGGGACGGGGTGCTTTAATTGTGACTTGCTTTACAGGATAATTGCTGATTATCTTTATCTTTTTTGCTGGACCTTTGTAAGTTTGGACAACTGGCATCTTTTACCTCAATTTTGTTGTTTGATTGAAGAATGGCTGTTTTCGTTTGCGACAAAAGCAACCTCGGTATTTTGTGTGAATAGATAGATATTTGCTCCTATAGATATAAGAAGCAATAAAGCTAACACCCACACGGCAATTAGATACGGTTTTGCTACGATGTGAGCTAACCGAATTAAATTATCTAGTTTGTTTTCTGTCATTTTAAGCCCCATTATAAAGATTGTAGCCATTCGTCATAAGTTAAAGGATTGCGCTCATACCAATCAGGCGAGGATTCGGGGTAGTCCTTCAAGTATATACGGTAGTTAGATATATCTTGCTGGTTCTGCTCCGTAAGCTCTGCCCATAACAAAGGTTTGCCTTGATAATAGTCAACATAAATCTCAAGGTATTGCTCACGAACTCCCCGAACTTGAGCCTTCTTTTGCTCTAGCTTTTCTGCGTCATCATAGCCCCACGCTTCAAGGGCTTCGTCTGTTTCCCTTATTTCATAACCGTTGTTGTGGTTTTGTGCGACTATAAAATCATATCTTTCTGCTTCTGTATAAGGTTTGTTTAATGTTGCTTTGATTTCCATTATAAATCTCCTTAACTTATATAACCACAAGCTGTCCACATAGTCCCTGTGTATCCAGTTATTAAATCTACTAACCAACTAAAATAATGTGTATTTCTAGCCGTTACTACTGTTTGATAGGCGTGTCTATCTCTCTGTGCGGTGGTCATAATAGTATAATTAGTATCTACAAAAGGCTTAAAAAAATAAACATTACCAGAAGTGCTACTCATCGTAATAAAGCCCCCTTGTTCGCACCAACCGTCAGAATAAATCCTATACCAAGAAGTGCCATTAACATAGGTTTCAACTACAGCCCTTACGGTTCCTTGCCCCGTGCCAGTGCCAAGATTGCTCCCGTCCGTATTTAATTTTCCCGATAAAGAGCTTGCCCAAGCCGCCCAATCCATCATACTTTCGTTGATTTCACCATTTGCCACTACTACAAAATAGCGAAGGGATACAGCTTCGGGCTGAACAGTGTTGCTGTTGCCGTAAATTGAGGAGCTATTAGAAGCGTCAAAATCCAAAACTCCTGTTACATTAGCGTCTCCACCTGTTCCTGGAGAGCCTGAACCCGTAGTAGGTTTGGTGCTATTGAGAAAAGCCCCCGTAACTGTCGCAGTTCTTGATACCCATTGTTTAGTTATAGAACCTGTTATATTAGGAACCCCTGCTTTATAGCACTTGCCAAGCTCCGAGTCGCTCAACGCCTGCTGGATAAAACTGCCGTCCTTAATCGTGGGAACCTTAAAGGTCTCGTTTACCGTATCAACTGCCCACCTTATACATTGCCCGTAAGTAGATATATCACTTGCGTAGTCTGCATAAGAGCAAGTCAATAGCAGAGGGTCGTTTCCAGTGAGGTAGTTATTCCATAAGTCCGTAAATTGAGCCTTCGTGTATTGCGTGCCGTCAAGAGGTAAACTACCTTCGGGAACATAACTAGCAGAACAAGATAATGCGTATATTGTGCCAATCGGCATACCTTGTCCAACACTAGCCCAGCTTGCGTCAGTTCCGTCAGTTGTTAAAAACTTACCAGCTTGCCCCGTTTGAGAAGGTAAGGAATCTACTGTCACATCTCCCGAGCCTAGCAAACTTGTGCCGTTCACTGTTTTAAGGTTCAAGCGTTCACCAGGGATATAGCCAGTTAAGCCATCCAAGAGTTGCCAATTATAATGTGTTGTAGAATCGTTGTAAAAACCAACATAAAAACTACAAGCGGTTGAGTTAGTGCCACAACCTATTTGTATTGCATCAGCAGTTGAAGCCCCTATCCTTGCATTATAACCTATTGATACAGACCTTACACCATTTGCCGCGGTGTGATAACCAACCGCAACAGCAGAATTACCAGCAGATGAGGATGTTCCGAGATTAACAGCATATTGCGCCGTAGCAGCCGTCCCGTTAATAGTTAAAGCTCCCGTTCCTGTTGCTGTGTTTTGCGTAAACTTTGCGCCATTTATAGCTACACCTGATTGTGCATTAGCAGAGGTTGCATCATATACTTGGTCAATAGTAATCGCATCAAAATCAATAGTCGTGTTTCCACTTTGGTTTACTGTAAATGTCCCTTTTGAAACTCCGCCTTGCGTAAGAGTGATTGTGCCATCGCCAATCGTAGGTTTATCAACTAAATCATCATAATCGCCACTAGTGGCAACAGTAGCTAATGCGGGCTTGTTTTTTATATAACTCTTTGCGGTGGTGTCTACTTCCGCCCAATCTGATTGAACTTGTCCAGCTTGTGATTGCCCCGCCCAATACTTGGCACTTCCGCCTTCGGGTTCTGTAGGTTCTCCTATTGCCCATTGCTCTGATAAAGCGGCGCTGGCGGCTGAAGCAAGAGCTGAACCAGAAGCGAGTGTCGCAGAATTGCTTGCTTCGCCCGCTTTAGATGTGGCTATGCCTGCTTGGGTTGTTGCTGTAGAAGCGTGTCCGCTTGCCGTTGTTGCCGAATTGCTTGCTTCACCCGCTTTACTCGTAGCTATACCAGCTTGCGTTGTAGCCGTAGTGGCATATCCACTAGCCAATGTCGCAGAATTGCCCGCCTCTGTAGCCTT